AATGACTATCTACCGCTTTGGAAAAAAACACATAAACTTTTAAAGATATATGAAAATGCAGAACTTGTATATGATATAGATGACGCAGAAGGTCCAGCCTTAACAGATTATACCTTCTTTATAACTAAAGATAAAACAGCAATTACTAAGGATCCACTTGAAAACGTTGACTCTATAAACCGTGCAGAGAGACGATACTCTCGTATACCTTTGGGCATATCTGATTCTATGAGTTTGTTTGATACAGAAGATAGCGGAAACACTCAGACTGTTGTTCCAGGTGTTGCATTTTCAGAAGGTGCAGACTATATAATTCTAGCAGAAACAGGATATAAAGTTGTTCCTTACGATATTCAAGATGCAACATTAATGTTAATAGATGATATTAAGTGTGGTAGATTAGATTATTACAAGAGATATGTTAAAAACTATAGCACAGATCAGTTTAAAATTGAATATGGCAAAGGATTTACAGAAGGCACTGGGAATATATTAGTAGATAAAATACTAGACAAATATAAAGAAACGATTATACGTCCAGGAGTCTTATAATGACAACCTGTGAAACAACAGACTTTTTATACCCTATGAAGGCTGATGTTTATCATCCTATTATTAAACAGACTCAATATGGTCAAGCAACGAAAGATTGGGTTTATGATAGAACCATTGTATGTAACGCAACTCCAGTTGGTGGAGCGGGATCAGAAGACTTAAAACCAGAAGTATTTTTACAATATGAAAACAAACTTATTGCTAGAGTTAAGTCTGATCCAAGAACATCCTCAACAAATGCAGACAATGCGGTTACTAATATCTTAGTAACAAACATTCGTTTTGAAGATGATAGTTTGCTATACAGAGAAACAGCAGGACCAAGGGCTGGTCGTGGAACAATTTATGAAGTAGCAACAGTAGAACCATTTACTGGACCATTTAAATCAGTAGAATATTATAAACTGGTATTACGTAGGACAGAGAATCAGACTGTAGGCGATTAATGATAGTCAGAACTAATACACAAAGTTTTGACAAGCAAATGAACAACATTGTCCAATATGCTTTTGGATTTTTAGATGGAGTTCAAAAAGGTAAAAAAATCTTTTTACAAAACCTTGGTGCTGGAACAATCCAGGCTTTGGCTGCTTATGTAGACGTTTCTGCAAGAGGTAACCCACAAGCACTACACCACGTATATGAATGGTATCAAACAGGTAGTCCAAATGCGAGATTATTTGATATTGACTATACCGTAAGTAATCTTGGATTAACTGTAAATTCAAAATTTAGACAATCAAGAACTGTTAAAGAAGACTCTAATGTTCCATTTTATAATAAAGCAAAAATTATGGAAGAAGGAACTCCAGTAACCATTACACCTAAAAGATCATCTGTGCTTGCATTTAGTCAAGGTGGCGAAACAATATTTACTAAAAAATCTGTAACAGTTAGAAATCCTGGAGGAGATTTTGTTCAAGGATCATTTGAAAGAACAGTAGATGAGTTTATGCTTAGATATTTTAAACAGTCATTTTTACGTGCTAGTGGAATATACGACTATATTAAAAAGCCAACACTATTTAAGAAAAACATTAGGGCTGGATCTAAGAGCGGTAAATCAAAGGGCGTAGAGACTGGATTTAAATGGATTGCCAATGCAAAGATTAGTGTAGAATAGTCTTATGACCCTTAATGTATCTACTCAGACTGGCTTCCCGCCAACATTCTTAAATGCTTTTATCAATAGCGAACTTCAAGAGTTTGGGCTAATGCCAACAGGACCTAATCCATTTCAACCATTTTTCCCTGCACAAAGCCCAATGAACATAGAAGATGTTTATAACGATAGTTTATATATTCGTAATAATCCAGATGGTGTAGTTATTATGTTTGATAGACTTATTAGATTTAGACCTACCCCATTCTATAGAAATAAAAGAGAGCAGTTAGTTTACTTTATTTATGGTCCAAACCTTTCAAAACTGTTTGATACTACCAGAGTAATTATCGAGTGCCTTGATAGAGAAGACGCAGCAGCCCAAGACCTAAATTCCTGGGTAGCGACAAATGAGATAAAAGATGAAAACGATCAAACAATAACCCCAAACGTATATTTCCATAATATAAAGGTATATCAGGCGGACGAGTCAAGAGATATAGCAGAGTTAGCATCAGCCAGAACCTTGTTTTTAAACAAACTCGTGATTGAATACGACTATCACACAATAGATGCGGCATCCCAAAGATACTCATAAAAAGGCTTTATAATTAGTACTGAGGAAACACAAACGCCATACAACTTAATATCTATTCTTATGAAAGAGGTGAATAAATGCCATATAGCCGTGGAAGTTCGACCAATATTATCGTTGGTGCAGCAGCACTTTTCGTTGCAGACACAACGCTAACTCCAAGCACTTTGGAAAACTTTAGTACTGAAGTATCATTCAGAGAAACACTTGCTGACGATGCAGACTATACTAACGTAGGTTACACAATGAACGGTCTAGAATTACAGTTCCAACCAGACTTCGGTGAAGTACAGGTTGATCAAATTCTTGACGTTGCAAAACTTTATAAGCAAGGCATGCAGGTTAATCTTGCAACCGCTTTTGCTGAAGCAACCCTAGAAAACTTGCTTCTTGCATTAGCGTTTACTGATGCACAATTAACTGGAAACAAGGCTACTCACTCAGGACGGATTCTTAACCTTTCTGCAGGTGAACTAGGTGAATGTCCAGTAGAGCGTGGAATTGTTGCAGTAGGTCCAGGTACAGGTGACTGTGCTACCTCTGCAGACGTAGAACGTGTTTACACAGCATACCGTGCTTTGTCAATCGAAAACGTAACAGTTTCAGCAAAGCGTGATGAGCCTTCAATGTTTGAAGTTTCATTCCGTCTACTACCAGAAGATACTTCTGGATCATATGGAAAGATCGTAGATCGTACTTTCGGAGATACACTTTCCTAATCAGTTCTAAAACATTAAAACCCATTTCTTCGGAAGTGGGTTTTTTTGTGTATTAAGGCTGTTTGTGGTAAAATGGAATTCTATGGCAACCACAATATATAACAGTCAAATTGTATATTTATTTGACGGTACTGAATTAGAAATAGTACCATTAAAGATCAAGTATTTACGTGAGTTTATGGATGCCTTTGAAAATATTAAAAATACAAAAAATGATGATGAAGCAATAGCAGTTTTAGTAGAATGTGTTAGAATCTGCATGAAGCAGTACTATCCTAAAATATCTGGCACGGTAGAACAGATTGAAGATAATATAGATATGCCAACAATTTATAAGATTTTGGACACATCTGCTGGTATTCGTATTAATAAAAAATCTCAAGAACCAGTTAAAGAACAAGCCCTTGATAGTGGTCAAACCTGGGAAAGCCTAGATCTTGCAAAATTAGAATCTGAAGTATTTTTGTTGGGTATTTGGAAAGATTATCAGGAACTAGAAAAATCTCTTTCAATGCCTGAATTAATAGCAACACTTGAAGTAAGTAGAGAGTTAGACTATACTGAAAAAAAGTTTTTAGCAGCAATTCAGGGTGTAGATTTAGACGAGCAGTCAGATAAAAGTCGTGGTCAAAAAGAATGGGAAGACATGAAAGCCAGAGTCTTTAGTGGTGGTCAAACAAAAGATTCAAATGATGTTTTAGCATTGCAGGGTCCAAATGCTCAAAAAGTAGGGTTTGGTATTGGTATGGGATTGGATTACGAAGACCTAACAAAATAGCCTTCCTATGCTATAATTGACATAACCTATAGGAGGAAATATGGCGACAACCGTGCATGAGGCTGACCAAGTCACCCTTATTGATGGAACAAAAATAACAGTTCGCCCGTTAAAAATCTCTCTTCTTCGTCCGTTTATGAAGAAGTTTGAAGGGGTGGCTAAGGTTGCAGAGGACAATGAGAAATCAATGACTCTGTTAGTTGAATGTGTACAAATTGCTATGGAGCAATACAAGCCAGAATTGGCTGGAGACATTCAAAAATTAGAAGATCTTCTTGATCTTCCAACTGTGTATAAAATTGTTGAAGCAGCATCTGGCATTAATCTGTCATCTGTTACAGACATTCTTAATCCACAGGAATAACTACATATTAAAGAAGGTGTGATACATGGCTGATGTTAATGCTAATATTGGCGTAAGTATAGATACGTCGGAAGCATTAGCACAACTAAAGGCTTTACAGAGACAGATATCTCAGTTTCACTCTTCTATTGCTAGGTCCAGCGAATCAGCAGCAATCGCTCAGAAGTCTCTGCAGAAAAATTTACTTGGTAGTATCAACTCAATTGGTGCTTTTTCTGCAGAACTTCGGACCGTAAGAACAAGCGCAGAGTCTTTTACTAACTCTTTAGAAAAAAATAAATTTTCAATGCGGGAGTACTTCCGCTATGCTGGTGCATCTACAAAAACATTTGGCAGATTGTTTAGGTCAGAATTTGACACAATTGGCAAGGTAGCCGAAGAACGTGTAAAAACATTACAAACCCAATATATTAAAATGGGTCGTAATGCCAGTGGAGCAATGGAAGCAATTGCTGTTAGACCTACCGCTCTTAACATGCAAGACTATGGTACAAGAACAGCCATAGCAGCGCAGAAACAAGCATTATTTAATCAATTAATGAAACAAGGCACTACCAACCTTTTAAACTTTGGTAAAAATACACAGTGGGCTGGTCGCCAACTTATGGTTGGTTTTACAATACCGCTTTCTATTGTTGGGTCTACCGCTACAAAAACCTTTATGGATATGGAAGCCCAAGCGCTTAAATTTAGAAAAGTTTATGGAGATTTATTTACCCCAAAGGCTGAGACTCAACAAGCATTAGATGATGTTACAGAACTTGGCAGACAGTTTACTAAATATGGTGTAGCGGTTTCTACTACAGTTGGTTTAGCGGCAGAAGCAGCAGCAGCAGGCTTTCAAGGACTAGACTTACAACGTCAAACTACAGAAGCAACACGACTTTCTATTCTTGGTCAGATTGATAGTCAAAAGGCACTTGAAACAACAATTTCATTACAAAATGCTTTTGGTATGTCATCTGAAAGTCTTGCAGATTCTATCAACTTCTTAAACGCAGTAGAAAACCAGACTGTTGTATCTCTTGATGACATTACTACCGCTATTCCAAAAGTAGCACCAGTTATTCAACAACTTGGTGGAGATGTAAAAGATTTAACATTCTTTATTGCAGCATTAAAAGAAGGCGGCATCAATGCATCAGAAGGTGCTAACGCACTTAAATCTGGTCTTGCAGCATTAATTAACCCAACTAAAAAAGCATCAGATATGCTTGCTAGTTTTGGTATTAATGCAACAGCAATTGTAGAAAAAAATAAAGGTGATTTGAAAGCAACGGTAGTTGATTTTGCTGAAGCACTAAATGCACTAGATCCACTTGCTAGAGCAAGAGCAATTGAGCAAATGTTTGGTAAGTTCCAGTTTGCTCGTTTATCAACATTATTTGCTAACGTTGCTAGAGACGGCAATCAAGCCTCTCGTGTTCTTGATTTAGCAAATGCCTCAGTTGAAGAACTTTCTTCATTGTCTGAACAAGAATTAGGAATGACTGCAGATTCTGCAATGAATAGATTTAGAAAAAGTGTTGAAGATCTTAAGTTTGCACTTATTCCAGTTGGACAAGCATTTTTAGAAGCAGCAACACCAATTGTAGAATTTGTTGGTGGCGTATTAGAAAAATTTGGAAACCTTTCAGATGGAACTAAAAGATTAATTACAGTATTAACTGTTGCAGTAGGTGCAATTGGACCAATATTCTTAATGACATTTGGTTTGCTTGCCAACGCACTTGCAAATGCAATGAAGGGCGCAATGATTTTGCGTCAAGGATATTTAAGGCTAACTGGTCAATCACAAATACTTGGAGAACAAACACAATATTTAAATACTGAACAACTTGAAGCAGCCGCTGCAGCACATTCATTAGATCAATCACATGCAAAATTAACACAACAATTTACTGCTGAAACGGCAGCACTTCAACAATTAATCGCTGCATATCAAAGTGCTACTAGAGCAGGTAATGCATTCATGCTTAATAATCCTGGCATGATGTTGCCACCAAGAGGCGGTAGAAAATTAGCAAGCGGTATTGTAAGTGTTCCAGGACCAAAAGGTGCAGGAGATATAGTTCCAGCAATGCTGTCTCCAGGAGAAGCAGTTATTCCTTCAAAGATGGCACAAAAATATGCTCCATTAATTAATGGAATGATTGCAGACAATATTCCTGGATTCAAAGATGGCTTACCTCTTGGAGACATTAAAAAAAGTTTAGGCTTATTTAGAGCACCATATGCAGTGGCTAAACAAACTGGAGCAATGAGTTGGGAAACTCTACCAGCAGAACTTGCAGCAGTTGAACAAACAGCATCTCAAATATTAAACGCAACAGTATCAGATGTTCAAAAGGTTAATGAAAAACTTGGTAATTTAAAGAGAAAGCAAGCCTCTCATATTGTTCCAGATGTAACCTCAATGATGGTTGGTAAAGAACAAGTTAATATTAAAAACTGGATGGCTTCAAATCTACAGGCTGATCTTGGATATGTTAATGCATACGTTAACACTATTCAACAAAGCAATACAATAGTTGAAAACTTTAATAAACAACATATTGATAAAGCAGCACAAACATTAAATATGTCTGTTCAAGAAGTTGCTGAAGAATTAAATAAACTTAAACAAGGAATACATCCAACAACTAGAAGGTCTGCTCAAGTATTACAACAGGTTGGAATGACAGACCCAGGATATCAAGGACAAGCAGCAGCCGCTGGTCTTGGAGTTAGATTATCTGGAAACTACTATGAAACTTTAGGATCAAGAACATATGATCCAGCAAAAGATATTAATGCTGCTAAAACAGTAGAAAGAAAAGTTGCAAAATTAGAAAAACAAGTTATCAATCGTTCTCAATCTTTAGCACAAATGGCAATAAGTAAGACGGCACAAGCAGCAGGAACAGAATCTCCATCTAAAAAAACAATAAGAATTGGTCAAGATATTGCTCGTGGTCTTGAAGTTGGAATGGCTGATAGACAAGATGATGTAGCAAAAGCAGGCACCAATCTTTCTAACGCTGCAGTTGGCGGTACACAAAGAGGAAGAAGAGTTGCAACAAGACCACAGGGTGCACCAGTTCCTCTTGGAATGGTAGCAGCAAATGCCCCAATGAGTCCAGAAATTAATAATAAAGTTAAAGAGCAAGCAAGAAATATTCAACAATCTAATCAAAGATTAACCTCTTTTAATAATAAACTTATGGGTGGAACGTTTGCTCTTACATCTATTGCTGGAATAGCATCTATGGCTGGTGGTAATTTAGGAAAACTTTCAAGTATTGTTTTTCAACTTAGTGGAGTTGCTTTTGCACTTTCAACTATCTTAAACATATTGCCAAATAAATTTAAAACATTTTTATTTGCATTAAAGCCAGGACCAGCATTAGCATTTACAGCAGCACTTGCCGCAGGAGTTGGCATAATTAAATTAATTAACAATGCTAGAGAAAAAGAAAGAATGGCAATTGAGGGTGTTGGTAGGGCTGCTAATTTAACATCAAAGCAAATAGAAAAACTTGGAGGAATTCTTAATTTTACTCCAGTAAAAAGTAATTTAGAGTTTGCAAAACCACAAGTTTCTGGACTTTCTCCAGTTCAAAGCCAACAAGTTGAACAATTAACAAAAACACTTAAAGAAGATAAAGAATTTCAAAATCAAGTTAAAGGTTTAAGTGCAGCAACAAAAGAACAAGCAGAATTAATATTTAAATCTTTATCAATAAGGCTTGCTGGTCAAGGAGCAACAAAAGAAGCAATTCAAAATTATATCTATGCATTACAGCAAGAGGCTGGAAGATTAGACGTTTCTTTTAATGTTAATAGTATTGACTTAACAACTAAAGAAGGACAGGCTGGTTTAAAAGATGCAGCAACTAAATTAGTTAATGATTTTAATTTTGCCTTTGCTAAAGGTTATAAAACAACTAAAGTTAGATCTATGGCAACTGGAGAAATAGTTGAAATAGGAGAAGCGTCTGACGAATTAAAACAAAAATTATTTTCTGCTTCTCAAGTTTTTTCAAGTTTTTTTATGGGAATAGAAACACAATTAACAACTGGAAAAATTAATGCAGATCAATTTACTGAATCTTTTAATCAAATTTCTAATAGCATAAAGCAAATGCCAAAAGCACAAGGAATGATGGTGCTTTCAGAAATGCTAAAAACTATGCCATCAGAAATTGCAAAAGCAGCAGCCAACATTAAAGATATGGATACACAATTTAGAGTATTAGAAGCAACAATGCTTGGTGTGTATATAACACAAGAAATGCTAGATCAATTACTTATTAAAAGTACAGAGGGTGGTGCTCAGCGTGCTCAAGGCAGAGTAAATGCGTATTTAAATAGAGCAATTGCAAAAGCAAAACTTGCAAAAGAAACACTAGCAAAACTTATCGGAACTGAAACTGGAACTGGAACTGGACAAAAAGAAACTGCCAGACAAATAGCAGATAAAAACCTTTCTACAATTAATAATTTCTTTAATGCTCAAGAAGCACTATTAAGACAAAATAGAAAATCTCAAGCAGACTTATATCAGGCTCAAATTGATACTGCACAAGGCGCAATAGATGCAGCACAAAAAAGAATTGATGCAGAGCAATCAGTAATAGATACAAATCAAAGATCTATTGATTTGTTAAATCGTAGAATTGAACTTGAATTTGACAGACCAATTCAAAAATTACAAGATGAGTCAGCAATATTAAATAATAATCTTGACATTATTCGTCGTCAAGAAGGTGCAATTAATGATCAATACGATAAACAAATTCAAGCACTTGAAAAAATATCTTCTGTAAATCAAGAAATTGCAAATCAAGAAAAATCAAGACTAACAATTGCTGATGCATTAACATCTGGAGATATTGCTGCGGCAGCAGCGGCAGTGCAAGATGCAAGAGCACAGGCTGCAGCATCCAGAATAGATCAACAAACAAAGGCACTTGAGACTTCACGTCAACAAGCACTTGCTGGAGTTACTGCTGGTGGAATGACAAAAGATCAAATTGAGGCTCGTACATATCAAATTGGTCAACAAACATTTCTTCTTGAACAACAAAGAAAAACCTTGCAAAATGATATTACAACACTTCAAGATAAAAACTATTTAATTGAACAAAAAATATATGATATTAAACAAGCATCAATAGTTCCAAATCAAAAAATTGTTGATGATACAAAACAAATCCTTGATAACTATAATAAAACAACAGACTCACTTGTTAATGGTATTAAGTATCTTGGAAAAACACAAACTGAATGGGATGCTGTTAAAGTAAGAGTTGAAGCCGCAAACTCTGCTATTGATTTAACTGAAGTAGGTTTAAAGAAAGCAAGTGCTCTAACTTCACAAATTTTTAAAGACTGGGATGCAATTAAAAATAAAACAATTACAATAACAACAAATTATGTTACAGGAACAACAAGTGCTCCGCTTCTTGATCCTACTAAAGCAACTCCTACGGTTAAAACTAGTACTTCAACTTCATTTTTTGATAAATTTAAAATGTATGGTGGAAAAATAAAGCCTATGAATATGGGTGGCGTAGTTCCTAAATATTTTGCTGCTGGTGGAAGAATGGGTTCTGATACAGTACCAGCAATGTTAACTCCTGGAGAGTTTGTAATAAATAAAAAGGCTAGCCAAGAGTTTGGTCCATTATTGTCAATGCTAAATGAGTCTAAATACCCATCAATGATAGGATCATCATATAATGGTCAAGGTGCGGGTATTGGAGCAGTAACATCTGTTAATGACAACTCTCGTAGCGTGTATAATTATAATGTGGGAATTAACGTACCACAATCAAATGCTAATCCAAACGATATTGCAAGAGCAGTAATTGGACAGATTAAGTACATTGATAATCAAAGAATTAGGGGACAAAGATAATGGCTACCGCTGCATATATGACGGGTAGACGTAGGTATCAAAGACCACAAGCCCTATTATGGTCTGAGAACGCAGGAACACTTGTAAGTGGTCTTTATGTACCAACAGGGTTTGAAATAGGCGCTACAGTCCCAGAAGGCACTGCTGATAGCCTAATAGACCAGTTCCTAATACTTTCTGATCATAATCGTGGAGAGTTACAATTTACACCAGTTAGAATTGAGCAACGCCAAAGAACAATAAACGGCAGAATGAGATCTTATCATATTGCAGATAAATTAAATATGTCTGTATCTTGGAATAATTTGCCATCAAGAGCATATTATCAAGATGCTGCTTTTAATTCTACTGGAACTTCAGACTATAAAAATACAACTGGAGAGTTTACATCAGATGGTGGTGCAGGTGGAGTAGAATTACTTTCTTGGTATGAAAACCATCAAGGTCCATTTTGGATGTATTTGGCATATGATAAGTACAGTAACTTTCCAGTTGATGGAGAAATTACAGATGCTTCATATGGACATCTAGCACAATACAATCAAATAATGCAAGTTTATATTTCTGACTTTAATTATTCTATTGTAAAGCGTGGTGGCACCAATCATGATCTTTGGAATATATCGGTAACACTGGAAGAGGTCTAGAGTGTTTGAAGGACAAGAATTAAAGACACATCTAGAAACATCGGCAACTGTTAAATTACAGTCATTGGTTTTGGCTGAGTGGAACATGAATATGCCAGATAACATATTTAAACTTGGTAATTATAGGTATCGCCCAACAGATAATACATCTCAATACTTTACCTTGCCAAATGATTTTGACTCGCTAGATGCTGGCAACTATTATACTGGAGCCACAGATGCAGACGTTGTTGTTGATGGTGGCTTTGAAGATAATAATACTCCACAAAGTTTCACATTAACAAAAGATAAACTAAAACTTATTTATTCTTTAGAAGATTGCTTAAATCCGTTTAGACCAAGATCTGGAATTAACAAGGCAGCATTTTTTAATAATAGATTTTTTGCAAACTCTGGTGCATCTATGGCACAAAGACCAAGATATTATATGCCATCTAGATATGATCAATTTAGATATTGGACATCTTATAGAACAGAAAATAATATTGAACGAGGAATTGCAAGTATTGTATCTAATGACTTGCATTACATTGATGATGCAGTTCCATTTGTTGTTTACAAAGAAAGTGTGCCAGCAAATAGGCTTGTTGTAAAAATGCAAACAAATGTTGGAGATGTAGATCTTGGACCATTTGCAACAAGCACAGGGTCTATACCAGACCCGCTATATGGAGATACAAATAGAACAACTCCTGCTAGATGGAAGATTCAGTATCTTAAAAACAATCAATGGGTAGACGCATATACATTTAGAGAAAACGATACTCTTGCGTCTGGAGAACCTATTATTGGATCAGATGGATATGTAGAGTTAGAATATGGCTTAATTATTCCAGAAGAGTACCGCTCAATTTTTGTATTTGCTGATACTCTTTCTTCAGACACTTTACTACCAGAATCAAATGTTGAAGGATATGCATATCTCGTAATAGAAAACGCAGGGGACAGAGGAACAATGTACATCTGGACCAATGGAGATTATGCAACATTTTCACCAGAGTATGGATGGCAATTAGGATCTGAAACAATTGATCTAAATACTAACTTTATAACTGATTTAACCTCTCCAGCATCGTTTGAAAACGATACAGAGGGGGGAGTAACATATCGTGACTTTGCTTATCTTGATGGAATTAGAATTGTTGTAGATGTTATGAATAAGGCTGACTCTACTTTTGACTTAATTGAAATGTCTCCAAGACTAGTAGTTGATATTTCTGATAAGGTCATTGATTACAAAATTACAAAAACATTATCTGATATAGGGATTACATCTCTTCCAGTAGGACAGTTACTTGCATCTAATGGTCAATTATCTTTATTTGATGATGATCAAGCATTTAATGATCAAAACTTTACTAGCATTATTGCAGATTATGTTAGAAAAAATATTAAATTTACATTTTATGAAATTGTCCTTGATGTTGAAGGGTTTGACTATTACATTCCTATTAAAACACTATATTCAGAAGGTTTTCCACAAGCAGATATTACAGGTGGGACATTATCAATAGATCTTAGAGATTTCTTTTTCTTTTTAGAATCAATGCCAGCCCCAAGATTATTAACAACTCAAGCATCTTTAAGTTATGCAATAACAACCTTACTTGACTATATTGGTTTTAGCAACTATGTATTTAGAAGAGTTGATGGCGAATCTGATCCAGTAATACCATTTTTCTTTGTTGCACCAGATCAAAACGTTGCTCAAGTGTTAAATCAATTAGCACTTGCTACACAAACAGCAATGTTTTTTGATGAGTATAATAATTTTATCGTAATGAGTAAAGATTATTTAATGCCAACATCAGATCAAAGAAGCACAGATTTTGTATTGTCTGGATCAACAGGTCAAACAGATACAGGAGTTATTGAAAATTCTACATCTGGCAATTTACCAAATATTATTTCTATAGCATCAAAAGATAAGAAAATTTATAATGATGGAAAGATTAACTATACAACTAGATATATTCAAAGATCTTATGGTTCAATAAAACAATCAAGTATGATTGATCAAGATAAGTCCTGGATTTATAAGCCATCTTTACTTTGGGAAGTATCTGGAACAGAAAATACAAAAACCATTAATGAAGTTGCAGCAAATCAAAGCAACTATGTTTTAGGCGCTATGCCACTAAATTCTGATCTTACCTCTTCAGCCCCTACAGTTGTTAATCATGTACTAACAAATAATGTTCTTGACCTTGGGGAAAATGTTTATTGGCTTACTAGATATCAAGGATATTTTTATTCTAATGGAGAAATTATTAGATATGATGCGGTGCAGTTTAATATAACTGGAACTGGAAATGTTTACATTAGCAGCAATCAAGAATATCAAAGTTATTTTTCATCATTGCCATTTAATGGAAAAATATATCCAACAGGCTTAGTTAGAATATATGCAACACCATACTATGAAACTGTTGACGGAATAACTAGATTGCAAAATGGAGCGGTAGTTGACCATGGACGTGGACAATTTGGAACAACTATAACATCACATACAGCAGGAATAGATACATACTGGTCTAACAATGACTATATTCGTGGCTTAGATATGCAATCTCAATATTTATTTACAACTCAATTAGATGAAGATGTAACCTATCCATCCACTACAACTGGGGCTGCTGGAGTTAATAATGTATTAGCAAGACAGACCACTCGTAATGGAATAATTAAAAACTTTATGGCTACAAATTATTTAACAGAAACTCAGGTAAACAATTTAAAGTCAACGCAATCTGGAACTATTCAGTCATCTGCTTTTGTAATGAATGGTCCATCATTTAAGACCACAGAGGTTCCACTAAATTTTGTTTCATATGTTTATAAAAATTTAGATAACGCATATAGGCATTTTGGAACTAGACTTAGGATTATAGGAAAAATAGAAAATAATACAAGTAGAACACAAACTCCAATTGGTAGTACAACCTATTATCAAACATCTGGCACTCAACCAGATCAAACGGTTAGCATTGGTGGTGGTTCTGGTGGTATTGCTGTATTGCTTAATCCAGAAACAAATAATGGATATTATTTTGAAATCGTTGCATTAACAGAAGATAATATTAACTCTTACCTTAAACTTGATACAAAAGGTAATGCAGAAAAGTCAATTAATAATATTCTTTTTTATAAAGTTAAAAAAGATTCTTCAAACAATAATGCTATACCAATTAAACTTTGGGGAGGGCTTTCTAAGATTCTTGTTGATGATGGTCGATTTACTGGTCAATACAGAATGGCTGGAGAGGAAAATCCAACGGTTTATGATTTATCAGTAGAGTATGAAGACATTGGTAAAGTAAGAAGATTTTATTTATATATTAATAATAAATTAGTTAAGGTTGTTGACGACACAGATCCACTTCCAATTTATAACAATATGGCTTTGTTTACTCGTGGATCATCTAGGTGCATGTTTGAAAATATTTATGCACTATCTGAAAACTATTCTCAAAATACCGTGTTTACAGTAGGAGAAACTCTTGCTTCGGCGTTATCAGAAGGCAAGATTAATGCAAACGAGTCATTTAGAAAATATGCAATGAGTGGAGTTGTGCAAGCAACACACCTATCTGGAATTAGTGCACAAGAGCCTCCAAAATATAATATGTACTTTGAAGAGTTTGGCTCTATTATGCGTGAGTGTGCATACTTTGATGTTAAGTATGATCGTGCATACCCTGCTCTTTATGCTCAACTTTCTCCAACATTTAATAGAATTAAAGGATATACAACTTCTGGATTTATAGCAGATTCATATGGTGCAGAGTTTTTAATATTTAACGCTACAGACACTGCTTTAAGTCTTGATGAAACTAGTGGAAACTTTTTAAGAATTCAAGGTGTAACATTTACACAAGACACAACTCACGAACTAACTGTTGACGAATATTTTAAAAAACGTGGTAATTTGTCTGACCCAGAATTCCAAGGCAGTTCATTAATATTTTCACCTCTTGTAGAAAAAGCAAAATATGATGAAATTAGACAAAGCAGAATGATATATGGAAAAAATGAATTTTCAATTGATAGCATATATATTCAAACAGATGATGACGCTCAAGCATTAATGGGCTGGATTATTAATAAAGTTATGCATCCTAAAAAATCTGTAGGGGTAAATTTATTCTCAATCCCAACAATGCAACTGGGAGATATTGTTACAATTGACTACAAAGATTCTTCTGGACTAGATCTTGTTGCTTCAGACTCAAGTAGATTTGTAGTATATAATATTGAATACTCTAGAGGAAATAATGGACCAAGTATGACAACATATTTGGCGGAGGTATAACGTGAGTTGGTATGGAGCATTTACAGAATCTGCTAAGCCAGCAGCACAAACATTTGAACAGGCAAATGCAAATCTTGATGCAGCAATGGCTAAATTAGATAAAGTTTTAAGCAATCCAAATGCAAGTAAAAAAGCAATTGCCAATGCCAACACAGCATTAAATAAAGCAACAGCCGCACTTGCTACAGCAACTATAACCAGAATTGAAAACCCTGTTACAACAAACAACACAAGTGTTAATAACAATAATGAATCACCACTTGCTGGTGCATTTGTAGATCCAGAGCCAATGACTCCAGCAACAACCCCAACAACCTTAGCCCCCGTAGTATCACAGCCAGCGCCACCACCAGTTAAAACTGCACCAATAGATACTGTTTTATTTGATGATGAAGGCACCCCAATTGAAGTAATGACAGACCTTATTTTTGAAAACATTGGTGGGCATGAATTAATAAATATTGCTCGTAATGATATTGTAAATGGGCAACAAGTTTCTTATCAGCCTATAAAAAATTTATCATCAATACAGCAACAATATAATCCTAATAACATTGTTAGTCTTCAGTCTACATCAGATAAATATTTTGCAAACTTTTCTATAAAACTTGAAAACAAAGTGCCTCAACCTGGGACTGGTCCAAACGGAGCGCATGTTTATTTAGATGATAATACAGGAAATATGATTATTGAGGCTATTAATCTTGAAACTGATGAACAAATTGAGGTAGAAATTACTACAAGTGGTACAATATATGAAGCGGAATTTGGAGAAATAACCTCTTGATAACTAACACTGGTAAGACTATTATTGGTAAGTATATGCTTGGTCAAGCCCCTGCCTATGCTTCATTTTTGGCTGTTGGTTGTGGTCCTACCCCGCTAGAAACTGGTGATGTAGCAGATAACTTTGCAACAAAAGAAAATCTTGATTTTGAAATGTTTCGTGTTCCAATCTCATCTAGAGGCTTCGTAAATGAGGGCGGTATAAATAAAATAGTCTTAACAGCAGAATTACCAACAGAAGAAAGATACGAAATATCTGAGGTAGGGCTATACTCTGCAGGCTCAAACCCATCTGCTGGCGCTTATGATAGCAAGACAGTGTTTGCATTTACTACTGGAGAAAACTGGCAACATCATACCGCTTCTGCAGCAACAGCAATTGATACTGTTACAGCACCGTTAGATGATCCAGAAGATGATAATGTTATTGCAGTAGCAGATGCTGTTTTTCAAACAAACGCAGATAACGCAATTTTTTATAAATCTTCTCGTGCAAACAGATACGAAAGATGTAGGTTTTTAAACAATGTAATTTTAATTCAAGGAGATGACTCAGATCTTACATTAAGTGAGGAAAGTGGTCCAACTCTTGATCACTTTGTAATTGAAGAAGGATCAAATCATATTCATTTAACTGGAGCAAATATTGACTTTACTAGAAACTCTCCTATAGATGAACTTAGGCTAGCATTTTCTTTAGTAAGTAAAACTGGAAACTCTAGTGCAATTCCAGAAACAATTAGAATTTTAGTTGACTTTGCATCAACAGACACGACTACTGGAGAGTTTGCAAGGTTTGAAGCAGAACTTAATCATGGCAGTTCTGGCAATCTAGAAAACTCTATTGCAGATTTTGAAGCAAATAGATATTTTGTAATTTCAAAACAATTACAAGAACTTTATACAAGTGCAAACTTTACTTGGGATGCTGTAACAGTTGTAAAAATTTATGCTTGTGTTATTGACGGTGGAGTTCCTTCACAAGATTATTATATAGCCTTAGATGCAATGAGACTAGAAAACATTGCTACAGTTAATCCACTTTATGGCTTAACAGGATATTCAATTATTAAAAATGACAATGCAGAAACAATTGTTAAGTCTCCTAATACTAGCAACTATGTTGAGTTTAGATTTTCAATTGGTGTAACCTAATGGCTGTTAAAAAAGCAATTGTTCCAAAAGAATCTTTGCCACCAGTTGACTCAGAAACCGCAGGGTATGTTGTAAGATATAGAATCATTTCTGAAGATAAAAACAGAACATCTCATTGGTCTCCAACATTTGTTACAAATGCGGTTCCTACAGAAGCAGTTAATGGTGCTTTGTCAATAACTGAATCTATAATTACCGCTGTTTGGGATGACGAATTAAATAGACCAGCATATGATATATTTGTAAAGTTTGATTCTGGATCTTTTGCTTATCACGGAACAAGCCCAACTCACACATACTCATTTTTAAATACAGGAACAACGTCAGTTCATGTAAAAATACAAATAGCGTCATCAATAAAACAAGTAAAAGAATCATTAGTTATCTTCGACTCTGGCGTAGAGTCTTTGGTATAATTAAATAGGAGGAATAAATGGCAAAAGTACCGTTACCAGAACGTGGTCAACCTTTAGATGTTCCATATATCTATAAGTTAGTTGATACAGTAAATCAGTTATCTACAGAAGTTTCTTCAGCAACTTACAACTATACAACAGTTGATACAGTTAGTGCTGGAAAACAAAGCGTAAAGACATCTGAAGTTCGCATGATAGGTGGTTATGTAGAGGTAGCAAACAACTCTACTGTTACTGCAGCATCTGAAAAATCTTTTTCCTATGATTTTCCTAGTGACTTTAAATATCAACCAATAGCCACAGCAACTCCAGTAAACATTGGAAATACTCCTGCTGGACAAAATGTTAGCGTTATTTTAAAAACAGTAACAACATCAAAAGTAGAAGGAGTTGTTAGATTCGGTGCTTCTGGTGATTTATCTTTAGCAGTTAATTTAATAATTATTGGCATTCCAAATTAAAAATAAAGGCGAGGCATGATTTTTTGTAAAAAATGTAATGGTCGTATGTTTGTCGATAGACAATATAGCAGTGTAGATCATTTAGAAACATTTTGTATGTTATGCGGTTCACGTAATTTTTTTCATCCTCCATCAGAAAGTGGGCAAGGTAGATGGATACTGCAAAGGGAAAAATCCAGAGCCAGCAATACAATAACGACCCTGTAATAAGGGGTAGTAAAAAACTCTGGTTTTTAAACGGAGACTTGGTGCGTCTATATCACAGTTCTCGTTCTACTGGAATGGTTACGTTTTATAATATTACCAAAGATAGACTTGAAACTTGTCTTCGTACAGATTTTAGAAAAAATAGACAAAGGGCATATACAGTTGCAGAGACTTCTAAATTAGTTAATCGTCATCGAAAGTATATGCCAAAATTAATTAAAAATGGAATTATACCACCACCAATTGGAGCAAGATTAAATGGGCAAAGAGGTTGGCAAATAAGATCTTATTATTCAGAAGATCACATAAGGGAGATTCGTGCTATACTGGGATCTAGACATATGGGGCAGCCCAGAAAAGACGGATTAATAACAAATAATAGTATTCCTACAAGCCAGGAGTTGACAAGGCGAATGGGTGACGGTATACTTACATATACGAAGACTGAAGATGGAAGATTTATTCCTGTTTGGTCAGAGAATATTTAAATTCAAGAATAGGTGGGGTAATGGAAAACGAAAATACAAAGGTATCAATAACACTTGGATATACTCTTAACTTAGGCAATTTTCAGTCATTAAGGCTTGATCTTGGCGTAGTTGACTCTAAGCGTGAAGGTGAAAACACAGAGCAGGCTTTTGAGAGAGTATACAAGTTTGTCGAAGATAAACTAACAGAAAAAATTAAAGAGGCTCAATCAGAGGCTGCTGAACTAGAATAATGGCTGAACGCAAAGACCGTATGGCTTTGCTTAGTAGATATAGCAAGTTGCATACTGCAAAGTATCAGCAAAAGCCATCTTTAAATTTAAATGTAGAGCAGTGGTCCGCTGACTCTCTTATACAGTCATATGGCATTTCTGCTTGTTATGATTTACTTGAATATTATTTTAGTATTGCCCAAGAACCAAGTTGGAACTATTTTGCTTATAACGCAGAAAAAATTCTTAATGGTAAACTAGATGTAGAGCAAGATATTAAAGAAAGAACAGAGAGAAGAAAACTAGCAAGAAGGTGGTTAAGTGAATAATACAGAAGCAAAAGTTATTTCAGCGGTATTACAAGATAAACAAATGCATGTATTGTTACAAGCCAACGTAGAAAATCTTCTTAGAACCCATAATGATGTCTGGAACTTTATTCGTTTATATTTTGACAACAATGGATCTATTCCACCAGCATCTTTAGTTGTAGAAAAGTTTAGAGACTTTGTTCCAGTCGAGGGTATTGGAGCAACAAAGCATCATCTTGAAGAGTTACAAACAGAATACTTAAACGATAGCCTAAAAGACATTCTAAGGACAGCAGCAGGTGAGGTTCAGGGTGGCAATGGCACAGAGGCACTCAATGGGCTTATTACAAAGACCTCTGAACTAAAGAAAAATACTTCTGCTATTCGTGATATTGATGCTACAGATCTTGATTCTGCCCTTGCATATTTTGAAAAAATTCAAGAACAAAAATTAACTGGTCAAGTTGGAATTAAAACAGGTTTGCCAGGTTTTGATAATTACCTACCTTCTGGAATTATGCCAGGACAACTTGGTGTCTTTTTAGCCTATCCAGGAATTGGTAAGTCTTGGCTTGCTCTTTATTTTGCAGTACAAGCATGGAAGCAAGGCAAGTCTCCATTAGTAATTTCTTTAGAAATGTCTGAGACTGAAGTTCGTAATCGTGTATTTGCAATTATGGGTGAAGGTGTTTGGTCTCATCGTAAATTAAGTAATGGTGAAGTAGAACTTGATATGTTAAAGAATTGGCATGCTAATAAAGTGGCAGGAAAGCCAGAGTTTCACATTATTTCAAATGACAATGGCGGAGAGGTTAATCCGTCTGTAGTTCGTGGAAAGATAGATCAATACAAACCAGACTTTGTTATTGTAGATTATTTACAACTTATGTCTCCAAATCAAAAGTCTGATAATGAAACGGTACGTATGAAAAACCTTTCAAGAGAACTTAAACTTATGGCTATTAGCGAAGAGGTTCCTATTATTGCTATTTCTTCCGCCACTCCTGATGATGTAAAAGATTTAAGCAGTGCGCCAACACTTGGTCAAACTGCGTGGTCTAGACAGATTGCTTATGATGCTGACTGGGTTATGGCATTAGGTCGTGCAACTAATAGTGATATTATTGAGTGCGTATTTAGAAAAAATAGAAATGGATTTATGGGAGACTTTTTAGTACAGGTAGATTTTGATAAGGGTTATTACAGATATAAGGATTACGAAGATGGCAAATAATATTTATAGCAAAGAACAAATTCAGAGAGTTTTAAATGGTGCAGGAATTGATATAGAGGCAGAGTTTGGTAATGACTTTATTATTTATTGCCCATATCATAATAATACAAGAACTCCTGCTGCAGAAATTGCCAAGGATAGTGGTTTGTTCTTTTGCTTTGGATGTCAAATTACAAAAAATCTTGAAGAGTTTGTTATGTTTGTTACTGGCAGAACATACTTTGAGGCAGCACGTTATATAAAAAGCAAAGAGACAGAAACAAACATTGAAAATGTAATTAATAAAACAATGTATGCACCACCAGATTTTATTCAATATGATGAGGTATTAATTAAAAGATTAAACAATCAAGCCCTAGAATCTCCAAGAGCAATGAGATATTATTCTAATAGACTTATAACAGAAGACTCAGTAAAAAAGTTTTCTTTGGGATACTCTGAAAAACAAGATATGGTTACTATACCAGTTCATTCTCCAGACGGAATGACTCTTGGGTTTGTTGGTAGATCAGTTGAAGGCAAAGAGTTTAAAAATACTCCAGGACTTCCAAAGGGTAAAATATTATTTAATTTGCATAGAGTTAAAACATCTAGTCTAGTGTATGTTGTTGAATCATCTTTTGATGCAATCAGACTAGACCAAGTAGGATTCCCAGCAGTTGCAACACTGGGGGCTAACGTATCTGCATCACAGATTAAGTTGTTAGAAAAGTACTTCAATAGCGTTGTGCTTGTTGCAGACAATGATGAGGCTGGATCAATAATGAGAGACAAGTTAATTGAAAAACTTGGATCATTGGTTAGCGTAATCAACATAGATAAAAAATATAAGGACATAGGAGATATGGATGATGATGCAATTAAAAGCATTGAGTTTCAGTTTGACAAATCTATATCGTCTATGCTAAACTAAAATAACAAACAGAAGGAGAAAAATATGAGCGTAGTAAAGGGACTCAAAAATATTAATGCCCTGCTCGACAAACCAAAATATGATGAAAACTCTCCAAAGGTAAGATGGTTAAAACTTGCCGATGGTCAATCAGTAAAAATCCGTTTCATTGAGGAACTAGATGAAGACTCTGCAAACTATAGCGCAGATCGTGGTCTTGCTCTAGTTGTAAAAGAACACACAAATCCAAAGGACTACAAGCGCAAGGCTGTAGACACAATGGAAACAGAAGGTCGTGACTGGGCAGAAGAGATGCACCGTAAAGATCCAAAGGCTGGCTGGAGAGCACGTCTTCGTTTCTATTGCAACGTTCTAGTCGACGACGGCATTGAAGCACCATATGTGGCTATTTGGTCAATGGGTGTAAGCAAGCAATCAGCATTCAACACAATTCGTGAGTATGCACTTGAAACAGGTAGCATATCAAACGTAGTCTGGAAAGTAAAGCGTAATGGTCAGGGTACTGAAACAAGTTACACAACCATTCCAGGTGCACCAGACACAGAGCCATTTGACTGGTCAGCAATTAAGCCTTATCCACTTGAGTTAGCATTAAAGAAAATTCCTTATGCTGAACAAGAGGCATTCTATTTAGGCTTTGACGGTCCAACATCTTCATCTGCTACCAACACAGATTGGTAAGATGAATTACGTAGGCTTACATTTACATACACACTATTCATTATTTGATGGTGTTGCTACTCCAGAAGAATATGTGAACCGTGCAGTTGAGTTAGGGATGCCAGCAATAGCAATCACTGACCACGGTACTTTATCTGGGCATAGGGAACTGCACCGTATTGCAAAAGCAAATAATGTAAAGCCTATCCTTGGCTTAGAAGGATACATGTGTGCAGACATATCTGATAAAAGAGATAAGTCTGAAAGGGAAGGTCAACAAGATCTTGTCTATAACCACATTATCCTTCTAGCCAAGAACCAAAAAGGTTTAGAAAATCTTAATAAAATTAGTGAGATTGCATGGACTGATGGATTCTTTAAAAAGCCAAGGTTTGATTTTGCAATACTACAAAAATATAAAGAAGGAATTATTGTTACATCTGCCTGTCCAAGTAGTGTTCTTGTTAAGGCATTAGAAGAACAAGAATTTGCACTTGCAAAGAAGCATCTTCAATGGTTTAAAGATAACTTTGGTAGCGACTACTATGTCGAGGTTATGCCACATAATACTCCTGAAATCAATAAATATTTAATTGAACTTGCAGATGAGTTTGGTATAAAAGTAGTTGTTACGCCAGATTGTCATCATGTTGATCCATCACAAAAAGAAGTTCAAGAGTTTAAACTTTTATTAAATACACATGCTAAAATTCAAAAAGATATAACTTATGCAAAGTCTACAAAACATTCTTCTATGATGGATAGACTTGACTATCTCTATGGTAAAGATAGAGACATTACATTCAATAAATTTGACATACATTTATTATCTTATGATGAAATAAAGACTGCTATGCAAAAGCAGGGTATTGATAGAGAAGACATTTATTCAAACACATTACTACTAGCAGATACAGTAGAAGACTATAATATTCAAGATGGATTAAATCTTCTTCCAGTTCAATATAAAGATCCAGATCAAGAGTTAGCAAACCTAGCACTTGCAGGTCTTGAAGAAAAAAGACTTAACTCTAATTGGCTTGGCAATGATATATATGAGCAAAGACTTGATGAAGAGTTATCAATTATTAAAGATAAAAAGTTTGCACCATACTTTCTTGTAGTAAGCAATATGATAAATTGGGCAAAGAAAGAAAATATTTTAGTTGGTCCAGGACGTGGATCTTCTGCTGGCTCTTTGGTTTGTTATTTACTTGGTATTACAACAATTGATCCAATAGAACACGGTCTTTTGTTTTTCCGTTTTATTAACCCAGAACGTAATGACTTCCCAGATATTGACACAGATATTCAAGATACACGCCGTGACGAAGTAAAAGATTATTTAGTTAGACAGTATAGACACGTTGCATCTATTGCTACCTTTTTGCAGTTTAAAGACAAGGGCGTAGTAAGAGATGTTGCACGAGTATTGGATATACCTTTAACAGATGTTAACAAGGTTTTAAAACTAGTTGATACATGGGATGAGTATTGCACTTCAAAAACAACGCTAGAGTTTCGTGAGAAATATCCAGAAGTAGAAATATATGGAGAACAACTACGTGGTCGTATCAGAGGAACTGGTATTCATGCTGCTGGTGTTGTTACTAGTAAAAATCCAATTTTTAGATACGCTCCATTAGAGACTCGCTCTTCTCCTGGCTCAGATGAAAGAATTCCAGTTGTTGGAGTTGATATGGAAGAGGCTGAAAAAATTGGTCTTATTAAAATTGATGCGCTTGGGTTAAAAACTCTTAGTGTAATCCAAGATGCAGTTGCAATGATTAAAGAAAATCACTATCAAGAAATTGACTTATTATCACTTGATATGGCAGATCCAAAGGTTTATGAGATGCTTTCTGACGGGTACACAAAGGGCGTATTCCAATGTGAAGCAACACCATATACAAACCTTTTAGTTAAGATGGGTGTAAAGAACTTTAACGAACTAGCAGCCTCTAACGCTCTAGTCCGTCCAGGAGCCATGAATACTATTGGTAAAGATTATATTGCTCGTAAACATGGTAAGCAAAATGTGTCATATATCCATCAGATTATGAAAGAATTTACAGATGATACATATGGGTGTATCCTATACCAGGAACAGGTTATGCAGGCTTGCGTTCACTTAGGTGGCATGTCAATGTCTGATGCTGACAAGGTTCGTAAAATTATTGGAAAGAAGAAAGATGCGAAAGAGTTCGATATTTATAAAGAGCGTTTTATTGCTGGCGCTTCTGCCTATATTGCTCCTAATCAGGCTCGTGATCTATGGCATGATTTCGAAGCGCATGCGGGGTACTCGTTTAACAAGAGCCACGCAGTTGCTTACTCTACTCTCTCGTACTGGACAGCGTGGTTAAAATATTACTACCCTCTTGAGTTTATGTTTGCTCTTCTTAAAAATGAAAAAGATAAAGATGGTAGAACAGAGTATCTAATTGAAGCAAAGCGTATGGGGATATCTGTTAAACTTCCACATATTAACGATTCTGACTTTGATTTTAAAATTGAAGGCAAAGGTATAAGGTTTGGGTTAACTGGAATTAAGTTTATTTCTAATAATATTGCTGCTAAATATATTGCTGCTCGCCCTTTCAAATCTTATAAAGAACTTGAAGAATTTACATTTAC